TGCGTTTATCTGCGGCGTGTTTTGATACCGGTTGTTTATACCGGTCTACTACCATTTTTAATTTTGGGCTTAACTTGGTGTACATCATACAGTGATTCTCCGCAATGAAATATCACAACGGCAGAACGGATGTGCTGGTGGCAATTTATCCCATCCCTCGCCACGTCGTTTTTTATTCAGTGGTCGGCACTTTAGACATACCAATTCATCAGTGGCAGTGTTCCAAATCATTTCGGTCAACATGCCATTTTCCTCAAGAATATCCTGCAATCCCTTACTGATGTACGATTTGATATTGGTAAACTCGGTTACCGCAATAACTTCAGAACGACGGTCGCCAAAAATCACTTCGTTAATAGCATCCATAGTTTGCGGTGGAATCAAATCGCCAGCAGTATAACTTTGGTACATCTTGTACGTAGAATCATACAGTTGTTTTCGACGTTCTTCAAGATACTGACCATACGATAATTGCACTTGATTGGCCAATTCAACAGGGTCTACCGTAGCAAAATCAGTTTGGTTTTGTACCGCAATTTGTTGCAAAATAGCCGATTTTAAGATGCTAACTACCCCATCTGAAAATGACTTGGCAGATTGCTCAATGTTGCTTGTTGATTGCAATGATTTACTAAACTTCCGAATGTTGTTATACAATGGACGTTCTTCGGGAGTAATGTTTTCACCAGCAACTTTCTTGAATGCTTCAAAAACATGATGTGTTACTTCTACATCACTAACTGACTTTAGCGTGTCACGCAAAATAAACTGGTCTGCAATATCAATGTCTTCTGATACAAATAACACATCAGCATTTTTGCCACGCTTAATGGATTTAATAGCCTTTTGTTTCCAGCGTTGCAAATCGTTATAGTGAAACCGCTTTGGCATATCCATAGCGGTATTTTCATCAACTTGTTCTTCGGTAACAAACTTATCAGTTACATCACTGGGCGCATACTTTAATGGAGCATATCCCATCATGTCACGAGCTTCGTCAACAGTTAGTACTGGCGAACCCACAAGTGTCATAATACCTTGTGCTTTCTCCAATTCATCACGTTGATACGTTTCCAATTTGTCTGGACGTGGCTCAATATGTAAACCAGCTTTTGCCAACAGTTGTTCGTTAATTGCATCACAAATTAGTCGGCACTGTGGAACAATCGTGTTTTCATAGAATGACAATGTATCCACTTTTGCAGTGGCATAAGTAGCGGCGTTTGATAGCACCAGCGAGTGTGGAACACCGAGTGCAGTCAACGTGTCAGTGCGTGCTTGTTCGGTTAAATCGGGATTTACCGTATCTTTCAATGTATCACCAATGATAATAGGCTTTACATCAGCACGAATTGCCACCGTATTCCAAGCGTTTTTTACACCGCTTACAAACTTTTTCCACCAGTTTTCAAGTTTTTCCATTTCGGCTTGTTGCGCTGGGCCAGCAACAGAAAGTAGCGTAGCCTTAATTGCGCCACGTCGCCAAAAGTTTTCAAGAAATTGGTCAAGAAAATACAACGTTGATGCAGAGCGCATTGCCACCTGTGCATCGCCCTGCCCGTATCCCGTTTCGTATTCCACGCTTGGCATCCAAATATATACCACGTCATTCAAGCCAAGTTTTACAGTTTTGTTTCCAACGTGGCGAATAAAACCAATCAAGCCTTGATTTTGGTTGTACTCTGGCTCAATACTTGTTGGCAATGCACACCGCAAACGACCATTTAGACCAAAGCGGTTTCGTTCAATCAACAAATATGCACGACCATACAAACACAAATGCAATTCAACTTGGTGCATCAACGGTCGCAACATCCGCAAAAAGTTTGTCACATCTTCTTGGGATGTAATATCTTGCTGACCACGATACATGATATATGGCATACTAGCCACGGCTTTTGCACGAATAGTTACCGCTCGGTGCAATACCGGAACAGTGTGAAACGCTTGAATTGGTGTGATTGTACTAGTATCGTCAGGCTTCCCCTCAATATACCTCCAGTAATTTGAGGGGAACGCCTCTATCGGAATACTCTTAACGTTCAATCCCATAATAGTAACTTCCCTCCATTGCCAAGCATGGGTAATGCTCCGCTTACGGCATCAACAAAGTCGTCATGTCTACCAACAGGGAACATACTGACTTCATCAATAAACTCCTCACACCACTCACCAGCAACAAGCAATACTTTGCCTTGTTCCGCTCGTGTAGCCCAAGCCATTGCACGAGTAACCTTGTCTTTTTCAACGGACAATCCCGACAAATTGATATGCGCAATCTCTGGAACACGCATCAATTCTTGAATTGCCGCAATGCCATGCAATGCTTTTTCTACGTAGTGAAACACATGTGGCTCGGCGAGCATGGTTTTAATCATCAACTTCTGAACATCAGGCCACTCCATTTTCACGTGAATAGCATCTCGAATATACATATTCCCGTTATCATCCATTGCCACCGCAACAGACGCAGTGAAGTCTGCCTGTGTTCGTGTACTAGCCGCCAAATCCCAGTACCGTACCCACATTAAACCCTCTGGTGCTTGATGTACCATCTTAAACCATGACCGTCGGAACATGGCATTACTCACATCAAGAAACTCACCATCAATTTCTTGTGCCTGCCACTCACTGGTATATGATTGCATCAATGATTCTACAAACCCATCTGGCAAAAATGGATTATCCCGTGTACTCGATTTGATTATTGCATAGTTTTGTTTGTTCGTAAATAATTTATATAACCAGTTTTTGCCACGTGGGGTAGTAACTGCCCACCCTCTACCTGGCATTTTACGCAAACGACCAATCATAATGTTCCAAACAATTTCTGGAAGCATGGCCGCTTCGTCTAGCATAAACCACCCAATATTTGGGCCACGCAAACGTTCCGGATTCTGTCCGGACATAAAAATAACCTTGCGCCCACCATACAATTCAGCAGTCATATCGCCAGCCTTAAAATCTTTTAGAATCCCTGCTTGGCGAGATAAATCCAAAAATGTTTCCAGCGTTGCCTCACGCAACATTGGAAATGTAGGAGCAACAATCATTCCTGTTGAATTAGCTGGTTGACGAAAAGCCTCTACAACGCCTGCCCGTGTTTTTCCGCTTCCAATACCACCCACAAATAATCGAAACTTTGCCTCACTCGTCCAAAAGATTTGTTGTGGTTTCGTCGATTTGGAGTGTTTGACTGTCGTCACTATTTCCTGTTGAGATGTCGATGATGTAGTCACGTTTAATCTCCTGTTCAACTACTCGCCGACCATAAATGTGTGGATGTCGTCGTTCCAACTTCCAAGCGGCGGCCTGCCATATACCCGATGAAGCGGCTTGGTCAATTACATGTAACCATCGAAGTGTTGCTCGTGATTCCGCTAATTCTACGGCTTCACGAAACTCCGGATATTGCTCTAACCAATCATAGTATGTGCGAGTACCAATACCAGCATACCCACACGCATGTACTACTGTTGCGCCTTGTTCAACAGCCATCAAAATGCGTTTTACCCTATCCGGTGTGTATTTATTTGCTAAAGCCATTTCTGATTCCCTTTCACGGTATAGTTACGGCTTTTTAATTCGTGAATCAATTCATCATATTCATCATATGAGGAACATTCTACCATTAGGATATACTTTTTATTCCCCTCTGACAATGCTTCATCAACATCTTCTGCCATTGGGTCTTCTATTTTCATTTCTATTAGTTCTTGTGTAAACAACTTTTGCAAGACATCATTTGATGTTTCAATGTCTTTTAGTAAGTCTTTGTACAATTCAGCATCATTTACTGCATATTGAGTAGATGGGTCAAAAGTAGCAAGAATGACTTTCTCTTCTTCTTCTGACAAATTAACATAGGTAACTGGAATAGTTTGGTTATTGCGCATTGCCAATGCAACACGCAAATGTCCATCTACCACATGGCCAGTAGTAGTATTGACGATTACATTTTGTACAATGCCAACATCTGACATGACGGCATTTAACAATTCTTGTTGCATTTTAGGATGAATACGATAATTATTAGGATTCGCCAACAATTCCGTTGCATCCACCTCACCATATCCAACAATACGATTTTGATACATACTATACCTCTATTGTTATTCTTTGTGCTATTGCAAAAACTGCGGCTATACGATTATCATCATCAGGCAAAATGCTATGTGAACTATCCATTTCATATGATTGAAGTGCCCACTTCCCATTAAATCCTACATATCGCAACGTTGTTAAGTATGGATTTTTTACATTGACTTCAAGCATTGGCGGTACGTAATCACTACATACTGTCAAAGTTGCGCCAATGATTTTATTGTGTTGGTGTTCGGCAATAATTTCATCAATCGTTATAAATTGTGTATTGAATTGCATATGGTTACTCTTTTGCCATATTTGTTGATAGCCAATATCGAATACGACGTTCGGCAATATCCAAATATTCCTCATTCAACTCAATACCAATGAATCGCATCTCCTCCAGCATGGCGGCGCACCCCGTCGTGCCACTGCCCATGAACGGGTCAAGCACGACGCCATCACGGGGCGTGACCATGCGGACAAGGTAGCGCATGAGGGCGATGGGTTTCACGGTCGGGTGGTGGTTGGCTCGGTGTTGAGATTTTCGACCGTTATCACGTAATGCACCAATTCCATTGATTGAAACATCCATCCCCTCCAATCCCGCCTCCCGTTCAGCCTTCGACGCTTTGGCCACGTAGAAGAATCGTGAAGCACCTTCGGAGTCGGAGTGACCTCTCACTTGTGCAGTTTTTCGTGGACGCATTTGCCAAGTGCCACGACCGTCGTTGTCGGGGTCTGCTTTCATTAGTGATGCCTTACTTTGACTCCACCCACTCTGCTCATCCAGCATCTGCGCCGCTTCCTCATCGAGGATGATGTTGGCGGGCCAGCGACCTCCCACCGGCTTGTTTGCGCTGATGTCTACTTCGTGCGTTCCTCTTTGTGCGCTTACACCAGTGTCAAATGCTGATGAGCCATTACTGATATTTGTTTTTATCGGCTTATCCCACGCTTTTTCATAGCCATCATTTGCCTCCACCCTGCACCCGTCAATGTTGAGCGCACCGCATCCCCACGTCAGCACATTGTCCGCCACCGTGCCACTCAGTGGCTTCCGTGCAAGCACGACGGGCTCATTGGCAGGTTTCAGCGCAGTATTCCATCCATCCCACTGTTTCGCTAATTCACTAGATGGTTTGGTAATATGATATTCAGGTTTATGTGTTCCCTGTTCTTCTTTGTTCCAGTTGTACACACCACTGCCAGTAGACTTTTTACCCTCTACTGTAGAAATAATTTCTGGCGTAGCATCAAGCATTTTATCTATTTGCTTACTGATGTTTAATCCTTTAGGAAATCCACTGCCATATAGCCACATAATACAATCACGCACTTCAAATCCAGCATCCTCAATCGCTACTGCCATACGATGATACGTTCGAGTACCGCCAAATGCCAAAAGGTGTCCACCTGGTTTTAGCACACGCAGGCACTCCGCCCACAGATTCACGTCGTAGGCGATGCCACTTGCATCCCACTTTTTTCCCATAAACCCCAATTCGTATGGTGGGTCGGTAACAATCGAATCAATACTATTATCATCAAACGTTTTCAGTACTTCACGATTATCACCAGTATGCAAGGTATATTGTTTCATTCATATTCTCCTTACAGTTTTGGCCCAACAACACCAACTTGATTTTGGTATTTCCCTGCCTTATCTTTGTACGATATTTCACAAATGCTATCACCAGTGAAAAATCCTACCTGCGCAATACCCTCCATTGCATATACTCGGATTGGCAATGGTGATGTATTAGAAATCTCAATGGTCAAATGTCCACACCATTCTGGCTCGAGTGGAGTACAATTTACAATCAGCCCACATCGTGCATAGGTAGACTTTCCCACCACCCATCCTACTACATCACGTGGCATGTTAAACCACTCCACACTACGACACAACGCATATTCATTTGGTGCTAGCCAAATCTCATCTACTTCACAATGCGTCATGACAGAGTGGTCAAATGCTTTTGGGTCAATAGACTTTCCGGCAAGAGGATTTACCACGTTTTTATCCCAGTATTCATGGCGAAACACCTTGAAGTCACGGGCAACACGCATGTCATATCCATAGGAAGTAATTCCATATGAAATTTTGCCATCACCTTTTGTTGACTGTGACCAATTCTCAATCATTTTTTGATTGATGATGCGTTCCAAAATACTCTTATCTGATAAAATCATGATATTCTCCTGATAAATTAGTTATACGGTTGCATCATGTATGCAAGATATTTGCGAAGTTCCTCATCTTGACCAACAACAATATGTGCATACGTGTCATGTGATAGTGGATTATGAAACACTTCATATGATACCGTGCAGTTATTAAAGCAGTGGTCTTCTTGAAGTGATTCATGAAAAATTGTAATCAATTCAGACACATCAATGCCTTTGTAGTGTTCATTTGGTTTTAGTGCGCCACCATCTGCGGAATGAGGGGCACGTTTACTATTTGCACAAGTAATGATGAATTGTTTACTGCCAAAATCTGGGTCTACCATTGCCAACATGGCTTGTACCATTTTTTTAGCATCAACATGCTCTAACACTTCCGTTGAAATAACAGTGTCAAACCACGGATTATTTAGTGAAGACTGAAAATCATCTCGTGCATCTTCATCAGTAATGTCTACTACATAATCAACACACGGGCCAGCAATAATATCAATACCAGTCCATGATTGAGCATGTTCTTTAAGTACCGTGCGTGCGCTCCCATTGTGATTGTAACTGCCAATCTCTAACACATTGCCAAAACTATCTCCTAACTTTCCTTTCATGTGTTCTAACCACTGCATCGCTTCTTTGTGCATATTCTTCTCCTATTTCTTCAAACAAAACAACGACATTGGATAGTCTTCTACTACATCCCATGCAAACATAATCATTGGGAAACTATTTGTCATAATTTCAATTACGTTGTGCAAATCATCAGATACCGGCAAACTTGCTGAAGTTAACATCAAATATCCATTTGGTTTAACCATCTGAAATAAGTTTGTGATGTGTTTCACAATGTCTATTGCGGTCATATCAGACATATACCGATAGATTACAACATTAAAATACTCAACATGATTGTCATGAAAGTGATTGATTGAAAAATCTTCTGATAGCGACACATAATAATCACCCTCATTTTCCACCATTGCCTTTTGCACAAAATCATCTGGTGCTTTGTACTCAAACACCTTAAATCGGTCACCGATTGTCCAATTATGGTCGGGAATATACTCAAAATTACCATTCTGTTTGATGCTTACATCCTTACAACGCATCATGTTGTAAAACAGCCATTGTTGTTCGTTGTTCATAAACTTACTTCCTGTAATGCTGGTACTTTCTCGATAAGTATTTGATAGCACTCACTCGCAATTAGCCGATGTTCTTTTTGTGTATCCATGTTACACCGAACATGGCAGTAGTGTAACCATGACCGTACTGTTCCATTGACGTACATTCGAGAAAGTGTCATTCCCTCTGGCAATACCGTTCGAGCAACTTCTTTGGCAATTCCATTTTCAATCGCCCACTCATACGCTTTGCGAGCATAGTGAGAAACGCTTTTTTGATGGATATGCCACTGTGTAAGTAAATCACTATCATCAACGTCAATAGACGATTGGCGATTCTTTTCATCTTGTAGTCTAGCCTCACGGGTAATCATTGGTTCGGTATATTCAGCATACCGTTGACTAAACTCTTGAAATGAAAATGACCGATGTCGCAAAATCTGCCGTGCAATATCCCGTGTTGTATTTATCTCAATAACCAAGTTGGCCATCTCAAATGGCGACCAATGGTTATGGTTACGCATATACATCAACAATTTTCCAGCAGTTAGGTGATTATGCTGGTTTTTTTGATTTGATACACGGGCGCAATAGGCGATAAGAGCCTGCATATCCATTGTTGTATCAACTGGTTGAGTATATGCAACTAGTTTGGCATACATATACGGAAAGTCAGTTACGGTCATACTTTGTATCTCCCGAAACGTAAAAGTTGCGCTTCATATCACCATCTAATTGCTTTAGCCATTCACGAATATGTTTTCTTACAGCAGATTGCACTTTGACTTTTGATGGTGTTCTGCTGAAAAATAACGTGCCAAGTGATATGCTTTCCGCTCCATGTATTCGAATTGCTACATGCCATTGTGAACGCACATGTATACTATCAACGCAATCTACATGTACCGTGTAAAAACTTCCATGATAGTAATAGTGGTCGTATGGTGTTCTACCCATCATATCAAGTACCCATCAAGTAAATATTTGTATATTTGCGTGATTGTTAGGCTATTGCTATAATACAAGCATTGGGCCGGTAGCTCAACGGCAGAGCATATTGCTCATAACGAGATGGTTACTGGTTCGAGTCCAGTCCGGCCCACCAATTATTGCTCCCTCTAATTTCACCTCCATATCGCCCTCTCATTCACAATCGTCATATATTGCCCCCAGCAGGCTTGAGATGCGCTCCAGTGCTTCCACCCATACCCACTATCCCATATGTACTGAAAGAGGGCGTACTGAACGTCTGGTGGGGCATCATTGGGGGTTGGCCACGCCGCAAACAACGTATCGCTGGTCATTCCGATGTTGTTTGCAAGTCGAATGATACAGTGCCAATGTTCACGCTATTATCCTCATACTGCAATTCAATCTCAAACGAGTATGGCTTTTCTCCAACTACTGCCATAATTGCCCAATCAGCATCGTGCTGATACGTGTAGTGTGTGCGGTTCTGCTTGCTCATTGGACTTTCTCCTTGTTTCCCTCTTCTTGCACCTTCATCTTGAAGCGAAGACGTTTTATGCACTCATCAGCAACTTCATACGCCTTTTGCTCATCCCATGCCCCTGGCGTTTTCATGCCATACTTTTCTGATTGTATCGTGTGTCCGCCACACACCACATCGGCTTTAATGGTCACATTGTGCATATCATAAATCACCCAATCACGGTGATAGGTTTTCTCTGCGCTCATATGCAGCACCAACTCAATGCCTCCCACTATTGGCATGGTACATACAAATCGCTTTGGCGTTTCATTCTCGGTCATATGCTCTCTCCTTTGTTGACATACGTATCCCAGCAATCACGACTTGCCGCCCAATGGCGCCAGCCCCTGCCGCCATCCCAAAGGTACTCAAACAACGCCACCTGAACCCGTGGAGGCGCATCGTTGGGTGTTGGCCACAGGTGAAACAACGTATCCGATGACATACCTAATACATCATTAGCAAATGGTCGCATAATCCAGCGGTCGCTTGGATTCCAAATCCAATGACTATTGAACTGAAACGCTCCCATATCTACGCTCCCATCACGATTGACATTGACCGCCCCCCAATCCACACTCCCCAGCGTTTGTGTATCTCCGCTCTCGCACATCGCAATGGCGGCCGCTTCTTTGGAAATCGTAATCGTATCAGCATGGCATCCACCACCTATAGTGCAAACAATAGCCAGTAGAATCTCAATCATCATCAAATCTCCCGTACTTGCCAACAATCGCTCCAATAACCACGACAATCGTATATGATACTGCGATAATGCACGTTGCCAGTGCCATAATCGCCATCTCAATCATCTGTTGATTCCTTTTTGCGTTTAGTTAATTCACGATGTCGATTTTTTGCATCAAGAAATAATCCCATTCCATATGACTGTAACAGAGTAAGTAATGCAATTTCAGCATACTTTTCGTTTTTCACATAAATGGGATAGTCATTCTCTTTCAGTGGGTATTCAACAATCTTATACTTTGCCCCTCGCACCGTCTGATTTTTTACCCCAAATGCCACACCCATTCGTAGTGCGGATGCAATTACACGATTGTGTACGTATAAATCAATACGAAGAATATCTTTCCCATCATCAGTTTCTTTTGATTCAATCCGCCAATCAAGCATATCCACTCTCCCATAATGCACATCTTTTACAATAATAACAGAAAAACTATAAATGTCAACGCCCACGGGGAGAACATCCGTGAGCGTTGCTGACATTGTACCATATTGTGCGTTAGCGCAATATGTACTATTTCTTTATATACTTTCTTTATTTATTGGCAATTTTTGCTATAGTTGACATGCAAAAACTTCTATAGAGAAAATTGCTATAGAAGAAATTGCTATAGCAGTTATTTCTATACCTATTCATCTTGCGCATCTCCATCAAAAAAACCAATAGGATTTACTGTTACAAATCGTAATACAATATTGATAACAGTAGTCAGCATCGCCATGTATTCCCATTGCACGCCCACATCTTGCAACATTGCAATGACTGATAGGATAAACATCAACAGATTTACCCAAATCGTCTTGCTTTTGTACCACACTTTGCTGTCCATATAAGTATCCTCTACTAACTAAAAAATATCTTAATAATTACTGGCCATACAAACGCTACAAGGGCTAAACCACCTTTCCAGTATGCCATTTCTGTCTTAATTGCGTTAATTTCAGTTTTAATTTTCCCAATTTCATCTCGCAAATCGGCAAACTTTACTTCTCCATCCTTCATTCGTTCAAATACCATATCTAACTTGGTTTCAATACGAATTAAACGTTCTTCGGCTGATTCTGCCATGCTTCACCTACATACATCCAAAACTTCTTCCACGGGAATCGCCATGGGTCAAACTTGCCACGAGTGTCAATCGCTTCATGCGACGTTACTACCATTATGTTATACTTTGCCATCCATTCCACCACTTGCTCTGCACAACTTTCTACTTGCGCATCAGGATACTCATCAAATGGTGGTACTTTTCGCCCTTTGTTGATTAACTCAATCCCCAGTGATACTTGATTTGCATTCCCTAATGAAACTTTACTATATCCTACATGATACGCCGCACGTTCATCATCTACCATGCGATACCGTGTACCATCCTTTGCAATACACACATGAATTGATACCCCAGCACTGTTTGATTGCAAATATGATACTTCATTTTCCGTATTTCCACTCCCAGCAGTGTGATGCAAAACTACCATATTTGGTTCTAATCTATTCCTATTTCCATGAGATTTTGCCATACGTACAATAACAGGATACTTTCCCATATCACCTCCGTATCATACTTCCATCATTAGCATATCATATTTGTGTTGTATACTCTATATGTGTAGTAGTTATCTTAACTACGGAATATTTTCCACTGTTAAGGCATTACAACACGTATGGCACAGAGGAATGGCAATAACGTCCAATGTATGACTGACGCTACAGTTGTATGTTGGGCGTTGTTGTGTTATGCACTGTAGTGTATTGTGGTATTTCTTTCTTTTAAGTGTGGATTTGCAATTTATATTTTCAATGTTAAGTAGCCCCAAACCCAATTTTTCGTGATTGTGAATACGGTCACAATGTTTATGTAATGTTGACTATTTTACTCAACTTACTCATGTATGGTGTGAAACATTTCACAATTAGAACATGTGTTCGTCAATACATGAGTAAATTACTCAACTTACTTGACTATGTTGTGAAATAAATCACAGCATACATGAGTATTCTTATCATGTTTATCAGGTATGGTGTGAAATGATTCACAAAAGATAGTGTACAAATCACAATTAGCACATCCGTGCTACTCGAACAAATGTGCTATTGTGAAATAAATCACACCATACATGAGTATTTCTATCATCTTTGTCGGGTATCTTTGTGTATAAGTGACAATTAGTACAAATGTTCTACTCGAACGGATGTTCTACCACGACCGAATCACTAGGATTTATAGACGTTGACTGGCCCAGTAGGGATTGTAGACGTTGACCGAATCACTAGGATTTATAGACGTTGACTGGCCCAGTAGACATTATGGGATTTGTAATATATGAGTATTCTTATCATCTTTTTCGGGTATGTTGTGAAATAAATCACACCATACATGAGTGATTCACTCATGTATTACAGTTTGATGACACGCCTTGACATTCTATTTTTTTCATGATATTTGCGCACGTGCGCGCACTCACGCCTACACACCCGCCGAATCTTGAGTAAATCACTTAACTTACTCATAATACATTGTGATGCAATTCACACGAATCTGATAAACACCTGATAAAATCCCGAAGATTACAGTTTGATTACAATGCAAAAAACACGGGATTTCGATTTGCATATTTTTTCTACCCGTGCTACTATAACCCCCATGATATTTCACGCCTGCCTCATCACGCAGGATGCGCTCATCGGCGGTAAATGGTGAATATCCGCACCTTCACAACACAATGCGCAAAAATAGCCTCCGCATGGCGGAGCTAGGATACGGCAGACCGAAATGCGCCGAATCCGTGGACATCATGGTAAATGCGCCATGATGCCGACGGTCGGTATGAGAAGGCAATAGGGATGTGGCGATACCCGTATTTGTGTAGATGGTCGTATTCGGCATGATGCCGAAACCGTACCTTAACAATTCGATTTAATGCACCATGCACAAATGTTTCACGTGAAACATTCGCTATGGCATGGTGTCTGATTTGTGGACGGATGCCATACAATGAACGGAGCAACAAATGCACCACGTTAACGTATGGCGATTGCGCCACCTTATGCTACCAGTAGACGTCCGTGAAACGGCATCTATTGAATACAATGCTGGTCAATTCGATGGCATGGTATTTGATAATGAATACACCAAACAGGCTTTTTGGGCAGGCATCGCTGGGCATTCGGTAGTATATGCCGATGCCGTTGAGTTGGTGGCATGCGCAATTTATGCGGGCATGTGCGATGATGCGGTCAATACATCGGATTATACGACCGTCGTGCTACCACAATTAAACGGGTATGCCGATGCCGTGAAACGTTGCGTAGAGGCTTATCGTGATGCCGTTGAAGAGCTAGAATCATTCACACCGAATACCGATTCACTAGAGTCGTACAATCGTGGTGATTTCGATTTGCCTGACGGCATCCCGTCGGTATCCGATATTCGTTCGATGATGATTCAATGTCACAGCGTAATAAATCACGATGCCGAAATTGACACGAATGAGTACATGGAGCTAGTGAATGCCGTTCATGATGCGAAATCCGAAATGGACGAAGCCGTTTCAACGTATCGCACGGCATTGCGATTCATTTCTGATTCGTTTCATGTCTATGCAAGTGAATGCGCCGATATGAAACAAATAGCAATTATGGCATTTGTTGAGTTATCGCAATGGGTAGAGAGTGGGTATAAAGTCGGGATTCAATACACCGAATCTGAAATTTGCGCAATTTCGCCATCTTATGCGACTCTCCGTGTGTCATGGTACACAATGGAAACGGTCGTGGCTCAATACCCGACGGGATTCGCACCAAAAGCCGTCGAGTGCAATCGTGAATGGGTATATACCGCCGACGTACCTGACGGCATCGAATGGGATTTCATGAAGTAGGATTCGGTCAATAATTACAATTCGGCATCCGTCCACAAATCAGCCACCATGCTATAGCACAATGTTTCACGTGAAACATACCCTATAGCATGGTGGCGAATTATGCACAAATCCCGTTATGAATGGAGCTACACAATGACACAAGGTGAAATGATGGTATGCAATGATAAGGTCGGTCTACAATCGCACCGTGGCTTGGTGAAACTGTCTATAGACGGATTTGCGCCGATTTCACAAAAAGGTGGACGCATCCGTGGTATTTATTACAACATTTGCGTCGGTCAACGCCAGTCTGATTTCAATTTCGGATTTGTATACTTGGTAGTCGTACAATTCACGTCGAAAGATGGAGTATTGGATTCGGTCAGTAGCATCATTTTTGATAATATTCATAGTGCAGAGCAATTCACTATGGAGCAAATCACAAAGCTCAATAACGGTCGTTTCTAGTATTATTTTTTTGGGATTTGTGCATAATTCGCCACCATGTTATAGCACAATGTTTCACGTGAAACATACCCTATAGCATGGTGTCTATATTCGGCGCACAGCATTTATTGGAGGGATTTCATGCCAGAGCATATTGAATCCGTTAAGAAGCTATACCAGCTAGTGCAGGCAGGCACTTATTTCTATCGCACCACGCTGTATAAGTTTCTTGTTGAAACCACGGAGATTGTAATCACGGAGGCTTGGTATGCACAAATACCAGCGACGCAACGACCACTGCATCCTGTAGACTGTGCGAAGCCAAGCTTTAACGTATATGCACACAGCGGAGATGAATCAAAAGACGAGCTGGCTATGATGGCTATGATACAGCAAGGCATCAGTCAGGTAAATCAGGATATTGACTATATGGCACTAGGTGGCAACATGTCAACTTTTGACCGTGACTGCATCCTGCACTACCTGAACGCAATGAGAGCTGTTATAAACTACCACTGGGATTATTGCAGATAAAGTTAACTGTGCGCCGAATATAGCCACCATGCTGTAGCATTTTTTGTCATGGTGTCACTTTACAAGCAGTCATGCCAGCGGAGGTTTCGTATGGCACAAGACTGGAAGGCAGTACCACGGAAGCGCATACTCGAGGAAATTGAGCATAATGCGAAAGTGCTGGGATATAACGTCTTGACTCGTCGGTATGGCGATGGCATCACTCGGTACAAAGTAGTGCCTGATTATATTCAAGACTACGACGGAAGCTATGGGATTTACTTCTCAACTGAATACCGAGAGGTGCATGCCTTTTTGCTGGGATGTATGCAAATGGTAAGAAACATGCTTCGCACTGTTGAGTCGGCAGAGCGTGATTTCATCGCAAGGCACAGCTTCGCAAAGCATAAAGCCAAAAGTGAGTGGATTGTATACCGATATGCCGACACACGAGAAGCAAAGCATACGGAGTGGATTCACGAGCAGGGTTATGATGGCGATTTGCAAGGCATTATGAAGTATTTACGCCAGTATGGAAAGATACTGGAGGCTGTGTATGATTCAGGCTTAACTGACTGGGATATTAATTCGAGAAGCTAAAGTATTTACTATCGCATGACTGCTTGTAAAGTGACACCATGATAATAGCAGGCATGGTGTCTATATTCGGCGCATTATTTACTTATTGGAGGGATTATGAATTACCAAGAGCTGGTCAGCTACTGTGGCAAGTATGGCTTCGCAGTAGACAAGTACAAACGTGACATCACAATTTACTACACTCAGCAGACACATTCAGAGTATACCCGTGGTCGCATTGCATACCGTGGAAGCCTTGCTGGTGCAGAAACTTGGATGAATGGCTTTGTGGAGGCTTTCGATTTCACTGCCGAGCTTTTGAGTATGAAACGTCGGTATTATGCAAATATGGCTGAATTGTATATGACCGAAGTCGTGAAATGGCTTGGAGTATTTGTGGATAAAGGTCGGAAAGAAGACTACTACCACGAGCTACAAAAGGCACAATTTCACTTCCGCAAATATCAAAGCGCCATTATGCAGTATTTACTTCATACCAAGTCGCTTTCATCGTTAACTTATGGCGAGTCAGATGGCATCGAGGAAACGATGGAGCTGTGGCGAAGTATGGGTATTGAGCAGTATGATTGTATGCTTGGTATGACAGACTACTTCACTCCACCTTACTTGTTAGAGGCATATGGGAAGCAGTGGAGTGATGATTGGAAAGGTGTCATTCAGCGAATTGACGAGCGCATTGCTTCACATGCGCAAAGCGAGCTGATTCAGGCTGAAATGGCACGACTAGACCGTGAGCTGGCAGTAAAGCAGTAGTGATTATTTGCAATAATGCGCCGAATATAGCCACCAATGGAGGCTATATTTTTAGTGAATAGAGAGGAAGAGTATGTTGAATCACTTGCAGGTAAGGCAGTGGATGCAGTACGCAGACGGAGTGGAAGTGGAAGTGGTGCGAAAGTATGGAGCTGAATCCAATCACGACTGCGTCACTTCATACGTGCCTGATTTGCTCTGGGCAAAGCCTGACATTATCCCAGCAATGGCGATGTATGAAGGCACTGTGCGACATCATTCGTGGATGGCATCAGCTTGGCATATAACGACCGCTGACGTTTCCAGTGTGAATCAGGTAGAAGAGATTCGGTCAGTTTCACGTGAGAGCAATAACTGGATTCAGCTTTTTTCTCGACACATTCAGGATGCCAAAGGCACTCGTGAATCACAGGGAAATAACGAAGGGTACAAGCAAATCATTGCTTTTCAGGAAGTGAATGATACAGCACTGAAAAGCGTGAGAAATCAGATTGCTTTACTGTCAGACGAAGTATTTCATCGCATGAATGATTACAAGATTATGCTTGGCGATGTAAGTATTTACATTGTAGCAGAGCAATATTTCACTGCGCACGACGTTGCAGTCAGTCGAAATGCTGAGCTGAACAAGATTACAGCTGAAATCGCCAAGCTCCACCGCATGAGTATGCAGGCGAAGATGATGGCTTCCATCAGTGATTATTACAATAAGCTGTTGGAGCTTCATGCTTTATACTGGTCATTTCCCTCCATGGAAGTTATGGTAGAAGCGCAGTTTCACATGCGATTCAGAAGCATCCCTGACATGGTGCATACTGCTCGAACAGTCAGCTCTACAATTACAGTGCCTTGGGATTTGTACAGTGGGATTTCATCATGATTATGCTCTGCGCTAACGTGATTGTAATGGTAGTGGTGATTATTATCATAATTGAGCATAATCGGAAGTAAGCAATAGGAAGTAGTGGTGGCACTGGCGAGAATCCAGTGCCACCTAGAAAGGTGGACAGGTGCATATTTCTATATGTCGGTGCGGAGAAGTGCCAAAAGTGCCAGTAGTTGACGTAAATGGTACTGTATGGTGCGATGACTGCGCAAAGGTGCATGGCATCGCCAATACTGCAAAGCATACGTGCCATGAGTGCGGAGGCGAAGTTTCAGCTGACGAGCTGATAATTCATCATAACAAGAGAGCGT